CACTGCGCCACCTGTGGAGGTACTGTTAGAGTACAGAGTTATACCTGCGTTTACATTAGCAATCAGACGTGTAGCTTCATCCCATCCAGCGGTAACAGCTAATGCTCGTATGTCAGCGTTTTCTGTATCACTAGTGATGTTAAAGGCAAACTGATTGTCAGCGCCATAGAAATCACTGAGGTCTATAGCACCAGACTCAGGAATAGATGTTGCACCGGGTGGTACGTATGTACCATTACGGTAATACTCAGACAGGCTGATAGGATTAACCCCACCAAACTCTGTCTGTATATCAGATAAAGATACTGCTCCTGATGCCTGTATCGCCATTAGATAGTTCCAAACCCTGTTACATCACCTACGACAGTTAGATTGCCTGAGGCATCTAGCTTCATCTTGTTTGTACCACCTGTAGCAAAGTACAAAATACCACCGCTTTCTGTGAGGGTCCAATCACCCAAGTCTACTGTGGTAGCGTTAAGGGTAGAAGCGGAGAAAGCTTGAGAGGCTGAACCAGCTAGTTCTGCTTTAGTGTCAATCTCTGTTTGTAAGCCAACAACGTCACTGATAGTTAGGGCTGATGTAGGAACTGTGGCAGCAATACTAATATTAGACGTGCCATCAAAGGATGCTGTACCTGTTACATCACCAGTTAGCGTAATGCTACGTGCAGTAGCTAGAGCGGTTGCAGTATCCGCGTTACCTGTAACATCACCTTCAAAAGTCCCTGCTACAAATGTCTCGCTACCTACAGTCCACTTATCGTCTGCTTCGTTCCACACGAGTGTTTTGTTAGTAGCTGTACCTCGCTCAATCTCAATACCGCCATTCTGTGTAGGTGTACCTGTCTCATTAGAGTTAAGAACAATCTGATTGTCTGCAAGGTTAATTGTCTCAGTGTTTACTGTAGTAGTAGTACCGTTTACTGTTAGGTTGCCGTTAACTACAGTATTGTTAAACGTAACATCAGATGTAGTACCTACCGCCTGACCAATAGCTACGGTACCATTTGTAATGCTTACACCAGTACCACCACTAAAGTGAGCACGTGTCTCAGCAGAACTTGGGCCTGTGTAGGTGATAGCGCCAGCAGAATAAGTCAGGCTACCGTCACCACCAGAGTCTGTAACACTGATAGCAGCCTTAGCAGCTGCAGTAGCACGAGCATCTGTATAGTACAGGTTAGTACTACCTTCAGCTACGGTATCTGTATCACCCTGAGTAAAGCTCATTACACCTGTTGAAGATACGTAGCTTAAACTACCTGTAGCAGAGATAGCATTACGTGCTCTTGCGTCTGTGTAGTATAGGTTAGAACCTTCTGAGATATCACCAGTGTCATGGTTTGATACGTTTGATACTGTACCTGTGACATTACCCGTGACACCACCTGTAGCAGTGAGTATGCCAGTTACACCAAGAGTACCACCAACAGTAGCATTAGCTGATACTGTTAAAGCGTCTGTGTCTACAGTACCATCAAACCAAGCATCCTTGAATTGTGCAGCATTAGACCCTAGATCCAAGGTATTAGTTGTCTTAGGTAGAACATTTGTACCTGAAACAATAAGGTCTTGCGCTGGGCCTACTTTAGTAATGGGTGCACCTTCACCTGCAGTACCATCATGAGCGTGTCCAGTAGATGCGTTAAACCCTGCCTCAATGGCATTGTACTCAGCATCAAAGTCATCTGCATCAATGACGTTACCGTTAGCAATGTTGTTTGCTGTATCTTGACGTGTATAACCTGCCATGTTTTAGTCCTTACTGTCTATCGTTCTGTCTAAACTCTAGCAGGGCCGTGTCTAGAGTGAATGTAGGGTTTGTAGAGTTGTCTTCAATACGTATGGCTATAGTCTTACCTGATCCAATGAGATTTGTGTTGTAGACCTTATCTAACTCACCGCCGTATGTAGAGGTGTCAAACACAGAGGTAGAATCACCAAAGATAAATACGGCAGTACCTGTACTTTCTATAGTCTCAGTAGAGGGTTGTATAACACCCGTGTTAGTAGATGTACCAAAGTCATACTTGACGTTAAGATCCAAGGCCATACTACCAGTGGGTTCTGCATACAGTGCCATCTTGTAGAAGGACTTACGCATTTGAGGGTCAGACAAAGGCATATAAGGAGACTCATAGATAGCCTCAATAGGTAGACCATCAAAGCTTGAACCTGTGTCTAACTCATACACGTAGCCATCTGTATTAGCAAAGGCAACGGTCTCAGATGTATCTGTGTATCTACTATCTGCTACAAAGGCTTTGATACCATAAGTAGTAGACCAGCTAATACCAGCAGCACCCTGTGAGACAAACTTTGTAGCGATTAAACCTTTAGCTGCTGTTGCTTGCTCCGACTCAATGTAAGCAAAGATACGATACTGTGCTTTTTCTCTCATAAGTACAGAGCAGAAGTTAGGTGTACTTCCAAGAAATTTAGTGGCGTCTTTAGCAATAGGATCAGATGCAATGTCCAACCCGAAGTCACCAATACGGTCAGTAGCGCTTAGAAGCCGGATACCATCAGGGGCAAGATACATGATGTCGCCACCAACTTCCTGAATAGTGTCACCGTTAACACAACCAATGCGATCTGTGATAGGTGCTACTTGGAAGTCTGAGGAGGTGTTGCCTGTTATACGTTTAACGCTATCAGTAGTAAACACAATGAGTTGGTCGCGGAAGACAGCTAGACCTGTTATCTCATTAGCTACGTTGATAGAGCCTGCACCATTAGCAGCATTAAAGTCATCTACAGTAAAGGGTGCAGTAAAGTAAAGGTTATTACCCTTAGCGTAGAACGCTGTATCTTTGAATACTGCTACATTCTCTGCGCCTAGTACGTCTGTGCTACCTGTAATAGCAGTAAGAGTATTGCCTGACGTGGTGTATATAGCAGGGTAGTTGCTACTATCTACAAAAAGAACCTTATCATCACCGTCTAGGTTATACAGAACATGCTTAGCCTTACCGCCAAGCAAAGGTCTTGCACCCATAGATGTCCACGTAGTACCTGTGCCGTAGTAGTACTCTGTTACGTTAGATCCATTCTGCCTAGCTACAACAATACGCCCAGAGCTTATTACTTTGAGCGCAAGTATAGAGCCAGATCCAGGTACAGCTGTAGTGCTGAACTTCTCAAAGCCTTTAATCTTAGAGTAGCCACCCTCTTTGCTAGACTCAAAGTTCTGCAGTAAAGTAGCAGAACCCACAGCATTACTACCCTGTTGTAGAGGGCTAAGGTTAGAGATGAGACCGCCTCTAAACTCAATAGGGAATGTCTGCCACTGTGTAGCCATTAGAAATGTACTCTCGTGTCTCGCAAGTATTCTGTGCGATTAATATGTAGACTACGTAACTGTTTAATACCTTGCTCAAACTTTTGTAGTGATAATTGTGCAGTCTGTGTGTCACCACGGAACTGATAAACATAGTACATAGCACCGTCTATAATCGTATAACGATATTGCTCAGGTAATGTAGGTATATCTGTAGCAAGCTCTAGATCATAGCCTGTACGGAAATACTCATATACTACTTCATACTCTTTATCAGGGGTAGGATAAAAGATTAACTCTCTGCTAGGGGTACGTACAACATGAGTTGGTGTGTTTCTTACACTTGTGGTAGAGTTATACTCAGTATCTGCATACTTGTCAAGCCATTCTTCATAAGTTAGCACTTTTAGTTTGACTGTACCTACGTTAAGAGAATCGTCACGCTTTATGCGGAAGGTGTTCATGTTAATAGTTTTACTATCATAAGGCATACTATAGCGCACTTCACCAGGAAGTAGCACTTCTGTCTCTTCTACATGGTTCCACGGCCACTCAAACTCTTCTTGATTGATATGGCGAATAGCAGAGTTTACTGCATCCTTAGCAAAGCTGTAGTAACCAGTAGCACCAGAGAAGTTAGAAGAGGAAAGCTCTACTTCGTTAAGGCGGCGGTTGATATCGTTAACTAGGCTAATGTAATCGTATGCCATTCTTACTTCTCCTTGACACGCAGAAATACACTACGCTCATACTGTAGTCCACCTAGTGTAGTTACCTTGCATGTAATCTTGTAGCGTTTATTATTTGTACCTAAACTCAAGCGTATAGTAGTCACAGTTGTAGTGTTAGTACCTTGCACAAACTGTAGTCCATCTACAACATCTGTATTGTTTACTTCTGTTTTAGTGCCTGCTGCGTCATCAATATACCAAGTAACACCAGAAACAACGTCACTTCCTAAGAAGCGCGACCAGTCTATGCTGTAGTCAAGTAACTCATCTTTATCTTTATCCGGCCACCTATATGACATTTCTATTCCTTACGCTGTAATGTGTACAGTATTGTTTGTGTCTTGCTTACCTATAAACAGAGTGCGCTGTCTGCTATACTCATCTGCGTAATCTTGGTAAGGGAATACTACAGCTGTTGGATCTGCTAGATTAACAGACAGAGTAGCAGATATTGTATCGAGTGTCACTGAAGCTTGAGCATCTTCATCAGTAAACTCGTAGTTGTTTAGCGTCAGAGATACACCTGTGATGGGTATATCTGCCTTGGCATCAAACCCTAGTGTCTCTGCGGTAATAGTAGCAGGTATAGTGTCAAACACTATAGAAGCTTTAGCATCTACATCTGCAAAAGTATTGATACTGAAAGAAGCGGTGACAGCTGTAGGTGTGGTACTAGCTTGTGCATCTGCAAGTACAGCATTGATAGTTGTAGCAGCAATAGCCTCTGCCATAGATGTAGTAGCCTGAGCATCAAACTCAATGTCTACTTCACCTGTAGCTGATACACTACCCAGTGTGTGAAATGCTATAGCTTCGTAAAGCAAATCACCTGTGCTAAACTGAGCAAGTGTTCCAGGCAAGAATGCATTAGCAAATACTGCTGTAGCGCTCTGTGAAAGAGGGGTCTCAGATAAAGCTGTAAAACCTAGCATATTACGCCGCCTTTTCCAAGAAGATTGACGCCTCTAAACCAAGACCTTCTAAGTTCAACTTGTAGCTTTCTGCGCCGAAGTAAGGTTTGTATGGCGTGTCTGCGGATGGCCTCCCGTTGGTGTATAGGTCATTGAAGAATGAGTGGCCCTTGGCCTCTTCCATTGCTAACCTCCCCCGCTCAGTGGCAAAATCCCAAAACTCATTATTCCACTTGCTGCCTGCCGCATAGTGCATCATTATGAAATACTCTACTTCTGTAAACAGCGCCTTCAAAAGAGGGTTCCATGCTTCCTCTAGGGGGTGTCTACTAATGCACTTCAAAACCCTATCAACACAGTCTAGCGTTGTCGCTTCCATTGGCTCCAAGAAGAACCCAGAGTTTCCAGCGTAGGCGACACGACCCTCAATAAGTTTTTTACGAACATAGTTATTGAAGTGAAAGCTGTTCGTGGTGTCTGTCGGAACTACACCCAATTCATCAAACACGTTCTCAACATCTGCCTTAACCTGATCCAAAGAGGCTATCTCGTGGTTGTAAAGATAGCCAACACTACACCTAGTTAGTAAGGGTATGACAAACACCCAGCCCCAAGGGCGAGCTATTGTCTTAGTGTGCAACCCTTTCGGCTTATCAGGCCAAGAACACTGCGTAACATGCACAGCGTTTACTGGGATGTATTTTGGGATGTCATAGTCTTCAAACGTCTTAGGCGCACCTGTGCAGTCAACGATAATATCGCTATCAATGTCACTATGAGACACATGGGCGTCTATCAGTGATACACCTCTCTCATTAGTGCAGTTTTGAAAGACGTAATTTTGGAACTTAGAGGCGTTGAAGTGAATGCCATGAGAACCCACGCCAAAAGGATGCACAAAGTCTGACTTCCCCCAATTCTCATACTCAATACCAATTTTATGTCTGGCATCCAGCTTGTGCATGTCTGTTCCCATAGAAAGGCCATCAATCGTAGCCAATGTTTTGGGGAATGCGGGGGTTGTACCCTCCCCCACAGCCATAGCTTTGGTCGAGCTATCGTAATACCATTCGATCTCCAGAGGTCCGAACTGTGATTCCGTAGAGTTGCGCAAAGCAAGAGCTTTTACATAAGCCAAGCTCCCAGCGGTTCCTTTACCCAAGATGGATATTTTTTTCATACACTACACCTACACATCTGGCATGGTAGGCCAAACGACATTATCAGGAAAGCCTGCTTGGTCTGGAATGTCACGCAAGTCTTGGCGGTACTGCGTTTGTGCCGCTGTCATAGTGCGATCTGACATAGCCCACCAATCTGTTTCTGCCAGAAGGATAAGACGCCGCTTTAGCGGATGTAAAGGGTCTGGGACTGCCACAGGCGTCTCTGAAAATCCGGGCCAATCAGCAATGTCAGCGTCATCTTCAAACACACAAGGTGTGCCGTCTTCAATTTTGTAGAAATTCTTCATGGTAGCCTCCTATGTAGCTTCAATGTACCAAATGCGAACATTGCCATTCCCGCCATTACCAGCTGAGGAGGACTCATCTCGAGTACCGCCGCCGCCGCCACCGGGGTACCCCCCATTTGAGGCGTTCCCAGTTTGTACTGACGCGCCGCCGTTTCCTGCATATGTGGAAGTCCCCGGTGCTTGAATGGGAGTGGAGTAAGCAGAGCCGCCAGCGCCAGCGCCAAATACGGAGCTATAGCCCGTATTGTTCCAGCGAGATGTGCCACCCGCAATATAATTATCTGCATCTTCTTTTGATTCTTCTCTTGGGGGGTAGGCTACAAAGGGATCCGAACCTCCATAATTGACAGCAGAAGTACCATTACCGCCGCGACCTGTGCCGGAACTGGCATTGTGGGATCCACCTTGCGCTTCATATAACAAACCGCTTATCGTGCATGACGTGGCTGTGCCGTTGTTGTTAGGCACACCCCCGGCACCGACAGTAAAGGCTATTGATGATGGAAATTCACTGGCAAGCCCAGAAAAAATATGCGCGCCGCCGCCGCCGCCGCCATTAGTCCAAGTTTGGTCAGACCTGCCGCTGCCACCGCCGCCGACCATGTAAACAAAAATCCATGTGGTGCTGGCAAGACTTCCGGGTTTAGTCCATGTTCCCGAAGATGTAAGTGTAACATCTGGAGTGCTTGTGGGATCCCAAGCTATACTCCCACCGCCTATACCAGCAGCCTCAATCGCACTTTTTGTAGTACTGTCAATAGACGCAATGTTGGTTAACTCTCGTGAGTTACCAATCACCTGTGTGCCGTTTACCTGTATAGCCATCTTCGTATCCTCCTACTATTAGCTATTGAGTTGTGCTTTAAGCTCATCAATCTGAACTTGCTGCTCTTTGATTGCCTCTATCAAGAGACCAACCATGTTGCCGTATTGGACAGTCAAGTGACCTTCACCACCCTCTTGTACCAATTCAGGCATAACCTTCTGTACTTCTTGAGCAATAACACCAGATGACTTCTCATCATTGTGT